ATTAAGAAGGGTTGCTTTAAACTCTAAACAAGGTATAACATCTAAAGCGTTAGGTATATCAATGAAACTTATAAAAAAAGATTGTCCATCTTTGAAATTATTGGTTTCATATAGTGATAAAGGACAAAACCACTTTGGTACTATTTATCAAGCAACTAATTGGTTTTTTATATCTGAATCTATTTCAAGTGGTAGAGAATATTTTGTTAATGGTAAATGGTTACATTCAAGGCACGGAAAAGGTAAAATATCAAGATTATTAGCAGGTAAAAGAAAATATATATATCCAATAGATAAAGAGTTGATAAAAAAATGTAAAACATTAAGTAAACCTTATCCAAAGAAACAAGCGGAAGAAGCATAATGGTAATGCGTTCACTTTCCAAGTGAAAGAAGGCAGTTCGATTCTGACCTTTTCGCTCAATATAAAATTTATGAATAAGAATTTAATTCCATTTGTTAAAGGACAAAGTGGTAATCCTAAAGGAGCACCAAAGAAATATGTTACATTATTAAAGGAAAGTGGATACAAAATATCAGAAATAAATGATACTATTCAAGTAATGATGGCAATGACTATGGATGAACTAAAAGGAGTTTATGATAATCCAGAAGGAACAATATTAGAAAAAACTATTGCTAATGCAATGCGTAAAAGTTTACAGAAAGGAAGTCTATATTCATTAGAAACATTATTGTCCAGAGTATATGGAAAACCTAAAGAAAGTATTGATACAAATAATAAAACAGATCTAACAGGTAAAATAGTAATTGAGGTAAAAAATAGTAATACTCCATTGGCAAACAGGGAAACAGATATTGATATAGCAAGGAATGTTTAAAACAACAGATGTTTTTTTGTGTAATAGAAATGCTCCAACAGATATCGTAGTTAATCAAGGAGGAACTTCAAGTGGAAAAACATTTTCTATACTCCAGAACCTATTTCTTCACGCAATAGAGGAATCTAACCAAGTAATTACAATAGTAGGACAGGATATACCAAATCTTAAAGTAGGAGCATTAAGAGATGCTCATACAATCATTGAGGAAACTCCAGAACTCCAAGCATTCATAACAGACTTTAATAAATCAGATAGGGTATTTACATTCATCAATGGTTCAATCATTGAGTTTAAATCTTATGACAATTCCCAAGATGCCAAATCTGGTAAGAGAGATTACTTGTTTATCAATGAAGCAAATGGAATAGACAAGAACATTTGGGAAGAACTATATTTTAGAACCAGAAAGAAATCATACTTAGATTACAATCCTAATGTTACTTTTTGGGTTCATCAACATTTGATAGGTAAGTCTAATGTTACTTTAATTATCTCAGACCATAGACATAATACTTATTTAGATGAAAAAACACATCTGAAGATTGAAAGTATAGAAGATTATGAACTATGGAAAGTTTATGCAAGGGGTTTAACAGGTAAATTAGAAGGAGTAATCTTTAGGGAATACAATGTGATTGATAAAGTACCAGAAGATGCCAAATTGGTTGGATATGGATTAGATTTCGGTTTTACGAATGACCCAAGTACGTTAATAGCAGTTTACAAGCATTCTGGAGAATTAGTGTTAGAAGAATTGATTTATGAGGTAGGGATGCTAAACAGAGATATATCAGTAAGAATGTTTGAATTAGGAATCAAAGGAAGAATCATAGCAGATAGTTCAGAACCTAAATCTATTGCAGAGTTACAAGGTTATGGATGGCAGATCGAAGGGGCAACCAAAGGGAATGATTCAGTAAGGCAAGGGATAAACTCTTTAAAGAGATACAAGATTAATGTTACAAAGAATAGTTACAACATTAAAAAGGAATTTGACAACTACAAATGGAAGCAAGGCAAGACAGGAGAATTGCAGAATGAACCAATAGATATGTTTAACCATACCATAGATGCGATTAGGTATGTTGCTTTAAATATATTGGACAACTTTGCATCTGGTAAGTACAATTTTATGAGGTAAAAAATAATTTAAAAATATTTTTAGTAAAAGTAACTTTATATTGAATATATACTTATCTTTACTTTTTATTACAAATAACCACTAAATTCATTACAATGAACGCACAAAATCTTAGAGTAAAAACAAAAAAGGATGTTATCCCAACTAAAGTAGAAGGACAATCATTTATGCAATGGATAGAAGCAAATAATGGTGGGCATTTATTGGTTTATGGTGCTATTGGATATACTGGTACAAAAAATCATTCTTTTTTAGCGTACTACATAAATATAAATGGCGAAAATGTTATAGTTAATTTATCAAGTCATTGTGGTTCACAATCATATGGAAGTGGGTTGGCAACTAATTTACAAATGACAAAAGACCAAGTTACTTGTCAAAAATGCCTAAAGCACTAAAGATACAAGTTGGCAGAACTTTAAAACTGCCTATTTAAAAAACCACTAAAACAAAAACAATGAACACTAAAACAAGCACAACGGAAAAAATGAATATTGTTTATTCTGTTTATTCTCATTTATGCAATCCTAACGAAGCAAATGAGTTTGACAATTTGATGGAAGCAAAAAGATTTCTGAAAAAACAAAATGAAGACTTTATTTTAGTCGGATATGAAAAAGGAAACTTTGCAAGAACTATGTTTATTATTAAGAGAAATTATAAATACTAACGAAATACTTTAAAACTAAACCTTAAACAAATGAGCAATTTTACAAAAGAACAAATAAAGAAAGGACAGGCAAGGTATGAAGCAAATTCTTTGCCTAATAACATTGCATATTTTATTATTATCATAATCGTAGTGTTTGCAGTATTGGCAGATAACCTATAAATCCAAAACAATGTTTGAAATCAAAGTAAGAACAACAGGAGAATTAATAGAACACAAGATTAAGACAGAGCAGGAAGCAAAAGAATTGGTTCAAAGATGGGAAGCAATGGACAAGATAGAAGAAATCTATTCAGATGACTACTACGAGATTACTGGCGAAGAAGATATTCCAGAATATGTTTGTCCAAGATGCTCTGGATCTGGAGAAGGTTGTGCAGATGGTTTAGTTTGTACAAATTGTGATGGAAAAGGAACAATATATATATCAGAAGATTTATAAAAATAACTTATCTTTATATTAATTATTACTTTTAAACCTAAATTTATGGATTCTATTATTAAATCATTACTGCATCATCAAGCAATCGGAACAGAGTACATTGAGAAGTATGACAAAGCAAGGAAAGAAGCAGATGCTTTGCAAGTAGTTATTAAACATATGATATTAGCATTTAAAGATGGATATCTAACAGAACAATTAATAGAGGCATTCTTAGATTTGCCTCAAATACCAGATCAAGCAATAAAATACATATATGACAACAATAGGACAACAATTAAAGGAGATTAGGAAAGAAGCAAATATTAGCCAGAAGGAACTTGCTCATAGGAGTAAGATTTCTTTTGTTACAATCAATCGTATTGAAGGAGGTTCTTCTCCTCGAATATCAGTTGTAACAAAGATTTTTGAAGCACTAAACAAAAAGATTGATTATGTTATCACAGATATTCAAAACCAAGACCTTCAGATTACTCAAGTTAGTAGCGAGTTATAGTTATTTAATAATGGTTATAATCCTTTTAAATCCTTTATATATTATAGCAGGTTATTTTTGGATTGAAGATAAAATCAAAAAGTATGTGGGATAAAATAAATGTTTTCCAATATCAACAGATGCTTCCCATTCTTAAAATGGAAGATACAATCCAACAGGATGGTAGATTGATTTCAATATTGTACAAGATAACCGAGAATGAGGTAGATAATCTTTCCTTGATGACTTACTTAAAATATAAAGATAGTCTATCATTTCTTAGCAAAGAGATTACAGGAAAACCTGTTAGGTTCATTAAGGTTAATAAGAAAAGGTACAGATGCGTTTATGATGTACGAAATATGCCATCTGGAAGGTACATTGAATCAAAAGTATTCAGCAAGGATTTCGGAAACAATCTGCACAAGATATCTGCTTCAATGGTTATCCCTCAAAAGAGAAACTTCTTTGGATTCTGGAAGGATGACAAATGGGATGCAAGTAAACACGAAGAATATGCAAATGATCTGTTAGAAGCAAATTTTGCTGAAGTTTATCATTCCATTGTTTTTTTTTATCATGTATACAGAAACTGGATGGAAGTTTCAAAGGATTATTTGATTCAGAAGATGATACAAGCAGGGATGACTCATACGGAAGCAAAAAAGGAGGTAGTAAATTTATTGAGTATTTTGGATGGCAGTATTGTGCCAAAATTGTTGCCGACCACGAAAATATCTCAGTTAGCAAAGCATATGAAATAAGTACTACGCATTTCTTAAATACATTGTCCTATCTGAAAGCCGAGCGAGAGTATAAAAAAAATACTTGATTTATTAAATACATTTTTTCCCTATCATAACTGGTAGGGTTTTTTTGTGCAGTTATTATCCTATAATTTGCACATTTATATTAGATGACTAAGCAACAAGCAGAACAAATTGCAAATGGATTTATAGGTTCATTAGGAGGTAACTATAACTTGGTTAATCCTAATGATTTTCCTATTGTTGAGCAGATATTGCTTAAATATGGGTTTGAGTTTACTAAAGAAGCAAGAACAAATCTTTACAAATCTAATTCTATCTCATCTGGTGGATTGGTTGATATGTCATTGCCTCAAGTATACCAAGAAACAAATGGATATAGTTTACAGATAGGTTATCCTATAGGTTCAAAGCAAGATAAATATTATGACTATGTCAATAAGGGAGTAAAGGGAGTAGGAGGTACTAATGCCAGACCTAAGAAGAACTCTGGAGATTACTCTTTCAAGACTCCATATGCTAATAAAAAAATGGCATTAGCAATACTGCTTTGGTTAAGGAAAGCAAGTAGGCAGACAATTAAATATGCTCCTGTATCAAGATTAGAAAGCAAAAGAAAGAAGTTAGGTAAAATGCTCAATGATGCAGAAAGTAAGAAGAGATTAGCCTATGCCATATCATCTGGAATCAAAAGAGATGGATTAAGAGCAACATATTACATAGACAAGGCTATTAAATCTACATTCAATCAAGAATTTATATCTTCCTTATCAGTTGCCTTACAAGGTGATATAGTAATACAAATTAGAAAAGAAACTACAAAATAAGATGGCAATTACAATTTTAGATACTCCTGCAACATATTCTACATTCAACGATGATCTGTGGTTTGTTACTTCATCAACCAACTCTGGAACAACTAATTTTAAATTCGTTTATGATATAAAGGTAAATGGAAACTTAGTTTCAAGAACCAAATCCTTTCCAGATGTAAGTGGTTTTGGCATCTTTAATTCTGCTCCTATTGTTAGAGCATTCAATACTAATTACTTTGAACCAAGTGGAACAAGCATTTTAGTTGAAAGTAACGATAAATTAAAGATAAGTTATGTTTTAGAGGTCAGAGAAGAAGTTAGTGGTTCTATAAACGTATTTCCAGATGCTTCTGGTAACTTTAGTGGTTACAATTATACTATACCATTATTTGCAGATGCCTTCAAAACAGATGCCTTAAACTTAGTTACATATGAAGATGCTTTGCTAACTACAAGTTTCTCAGATAATTTACTAACTGAAAGAGGAGAAGAAACTGAGATTGAGTTTGGAGATAACTTTTATGTAAGTTACTTCAAGAAAACAGGAGGAACATATATAGCAAAAGTAGATGTAATTAACGAAGGTAACACAATAGGAACTTCAGTAAGTGGAGTAATTACTTTATCTGGTGAATTTAATATGTTTAACCTTAGTGCATCTAATGTAAATACTTGGGCAGGTTCAACAATAATTACTTCATCAACATTTGGATATGACTTTTATATATTTAATACTACCAACTCCAGAAAGGTTAAACTTCGCCAAAAATGTAACTCCAAGTATGAGAGTTATAATCTTCACTTCCTCAATCGTGTAGGTGGTTATGATACGATGAAATTTGGATTGGTGAATAAACGCAATAGTGAATATGAGAAAAGTTACTTTAGAAGAAATGAATGGCAGTTAACAGGCAGTCAGATTTCAAAGGTTGATTCTTACAATAGGTATAATGAAAGTAACATCAATTATAATATTCAGCATAAGAATACTTACCATCTTATAAGTAATTGGGTATCTGGACAAGATTACGAATGGTTAGCACAATTAGTTTCTTCTCCTATTGTCTACATGGAAGTACAAGGTGCTTATTTCCCTGTTACTATAGTAAACAATAACTATAATTACAAGTTAGAGATAAGCGATAAACTATTCAACTTTGAAATTGATATTGAGATAGGTAAAAAAATAAATGGTCAATTCAGATGATAACAGAAATTTACGTTGAGAATTATAGACTTGATTTGACTAATGAGATTGAAACTGATTTCACCTATGCAATAGATGATGTAAATGATTTTGGGAGCAAGAATACAAGTTACTCTAAGACAATAACGATTGCAGGTAATGGAAACAACAACCAGATCTTTGGTTTTGTTTTTGATTTGGGTAATGCAAACTTCACAGATAATACTCTTCCTAATGTTAATTATAATTTTAATGCAAGTAAATCTGCTAACTGCAAGATATTTTTAGATAAGATACAAATCTTTAAAGGAGTATTACGATTACTTGAGATTGTCAATGAAGGAGGAAAGATAGAATATCAAGTTAATGTGTTTGGAGAATTAGGAGGATTTATTACTGCATTAGGTAATCAGAAGTTAGAAAATTTAGATTTTGGTATAGCAAATCAAACATACAATGAAACAACCATTGCAAATAGTTGGGATAGTATTGCAGGTTCTGGAGTATATTATCCATTGATAGACTATGGAGGAGCAAGTACATTAAAGGTTGATTTTGATTTTAAAACATTTAAACCTGCACTATTTGTTAGACAATACTTAGAGAAGATAATAGATTCTTCTGGATATACTTTTGATTTTCCTTTGTTAACTTCTGCTATTATGAACAGATTAGTGATT